GCAAATTTGTTGCATACACTCAAACAGCAGAAAGAAGACTTTGGTTTTCAGCAATACATTGCACCACAAATAAAACCATTTAGAGGTGAGTATATACCATACACAAAGTATAGATTTTCTAAAGTTGCACGAAGAATAATTAAAAGTGCAGACACACTCAGAAAAGATTTACGTATGAGGTACTTGCCTTTAAGTTAAAAATATGATATTAACTCTGTTAACAGAAAGGATGTTATCACATGAACATAGATAATATATTAAATGATATTGACCTAGATATAGGCACTACAAAAAGGATGGACTGTCCATCTTGTAAAGGTAAAAATACTTTTACAATAACAAATAGTATGGGTTCTATACTATTTAACTGTTACAAAGCTAGTTGTGTAGTTAGTGGCACTAGAAGAGTAAACCTTACTGTAGACCAAATAAAGAAATCAAAACAGGATACTGTACAAGATAAGAAGTTTGTTCTTCCTGAATATATTGTGCCTATAAAAGAGGATAGATTTAAGAATCCCATAGGTGGATTAACATGGAAAGAAAAGATATGGAAAGAGCATTGCTTACATGATGTAAAAGAAGATAGAGCAGTATTCTTGATAAAGGAAAGTAAAAAAGGTAGAGTTGTAGATGCTATAGGTGCATCAACAGATAATCGCCTACCTAAATGGAAGAGATATGGCAGGGGTAAACACCCTTTTGTAACATGGAGTACATATAAAGATAGTCTTGACTATAGCTGTGTGCTAGTTGAAGATTGTTATAGTGCATGTACTGTTGCCAAGCATGGTATCACAGGGGTAGCATTGTTAGGTACAAGTTTATTAGAAGAACATAAGAGATTTTTATGTCATAACTTTGATACAGTTGTAGTTGCACTTGACCCTGATGCACTACAAAAAACATTGCAGATAAGAAAAGAGTTGCAAAGTTGGGTTCGTACTGCTAAGGTGCTTCGAATAACAGATGACTTGAAGTATGAAAAAGAAATTGACATTAATAATATGAAGGAGATGATATGGAATTAGCATTAATTAGAAGTTTAATGGACAGAGAGTTCTACGAAGACCATCGTGGAGCAAGATGTCCTAATAGATTGTTCAGTAAAGATGTAAGAAAAATAAAAGAGGTCATAGATAATGCTATGACTAGGTATGATAGAACTGTCACACCTGATGAGATTGAAGCATTGTTTATGTCTAACAATCCATCTATGACTACAGCACAAAAAGGTGCATATAGTTCTTTATTCTTGAAGATTAAAAAAGAACAGAAGTTAGGAGAGGATATAGCTAAAGAAGTTTTATCAAAACTTTTCCAGCAGATTATAGGTGAAGACATAGCTAATCTTGGATTTGATTATGTTAATGGTGCAAAGAGTTCTTTAGAACCTCTGAGAGCATTGCTAGAGCAATATGGAGATGACTTTACACCAAGCATGGATATACAATGGGATGATATAAGTATAGAAACTTTACTTGCAAAGAATGATTTGGAAGCAAGATGGTCATTTAACATACCATCTCTATGCAGAAAGGTAGAGGGTATAAATGCAGGACATCTAGTTGAGATAGGTGCTAGACCCAACACAGGTAAAACATCTTTCCATGCTAGTCTTATAGCAGGTCCGGGTGGGTTTGCATCTCAGGGTGCTAAGTGTATAGTGCTTTGTAATGAAGAAGGTTATCACAGGGTAGGTGCTAGGTATCTGACAGCAGGTACAGGTATGAACCTACATCAGGTGAAAGAGAACCCATCTCAAGCACAAGAATTATATTCCAAGATAAGAGATAACATACGAATAAAAGATACAACAATGTATGACATGAATTGGGTAGAGTCAGCAGTTAAGTCTTCTAGACCTGACATAGTTGTGTTAGATATGGGTGATAAGTTTGCTACTTATAATGGATTTGCAAGAGCAGATGAAGCATTAAAAGCATGTGCTATACATGCAAGACAAATAGCAAAGCAATATGAATGTGCTGTGTTATATATGTCTCAGTTAAGTGCAGAAGCTGAGGGCAAGATAGTATTAAATCAAAGTATGATGGAAGGCAGTAGAACAGGTAAAGCTGCTGAAGCAGACTTGATGATATTGATTGCTAAGAATCCTCAAGTTGAGGGTCAAGAAGAAGAGGATGCACAAAGACATTTAAACGTAGTTAAGAATAAATTATCAGGTTGGCATGGAAGTGTGCATTGCGAACTTGATTATAAATTAGCAAGGTATACAGCATGAGTGACTCAAAAGAGTGGGTATATGTAATATCCAATCCTGCATGGAAAGGTTGGGTAAAAATAGGTATGGCAGTTGATGTTAATAAAAGGCTATTAAACTATCAAACTTGTTCACCTTTCAGAGACTACAAGGTAGAGTTTGTTGTTCCTGTTACAGATGTAAAAGTAGCTGAAAGCACAGCCCATGAAAGGGCTAGTTGGATAGCTGAAGATGAAAAGAATGAGTGGTTTAAGATGCCTTTAGATAGTGCCATCGAAGTAGTAAGGAGTATAAAAAATGAAATTAGTTCTTGATGTAGAAAATACTGTAACTGAACGTGAGGGTAAGTTACATTTAGACCCATTTGAATCTGACAATAGTCTGATTATGGTGGGTGCTTTAACTGAAAGTGGAGATGAATACTTATACAGAATGGATGAGGATGCATCTTACTTTAATAAAATACAAGAGTTACTAGATAAGACAACAGTTCTTATTGGACATAATATCGTTCACGATTTAATGTGGTTATGGGAAAGTAACTTCAAATATAATGGTGATGTGTTTGATACTATGCTAGGTGAGTATGTATTACAACGTGGACAGAAACAAGCATTGTCATTAGAGATGTGTGCTGAAAGGTATAACCTAGATACGAAGAAACAAGACACACTAAAAGAATATTTTAAACAAGGCATGGGTGTAGATGAGATACCACCTGATGAGTTATCATCTTATTTAAGTAGTGACTTACATGCTACAAAGGAGTTATATAATGAGATTACTAATAAACTTTCTACCGAAGAATATGGTGGACTTACTAATACAGTTAGCCTTACTAATCGTGTCGCCCTTACTTTGGCTAATATATATAGAAATGGTTTTCGTGTGGATGTGGCTAAGTTAAGTAGCGTTAAAGAAGAATTTACAAAAGAAAAGAAAGAGATTGAAGAGTTCTTACAGGCAGAGGTTAGAGATTTCATGGGTGACACACCTATCAATCTCAATAGTCCTGAGCAATTATCTTGGTTAATATATAGTAGAAAGCCAAAAGATAAACAACAATGGACAGTTATGTTATCTCCACATATGCACATTGAAGAGTATAAAAGAAAGGTCAAAGAACATTCTAATATACTTTATAAAACTAAGGCGATAAGATGTCAAAAATGTGATGGCAAAGGAAAGATACGTAAGATTAGAAAAGATGGTACACCTTTTGCTAAGGAGAATAAATGTCCTACATGTAATTCATTAGGCTATTTATTTATGCCAACAAAAGAAATTGCAGGTATGAAGTTTACAGCACCTAATTCTAAGTGGATTTCTGCACATGGTTGGAGTACATCTAAGGCTAATCTAGAGTTACTTACATCCATAGCTAGGCAGAAAGGCATGAAGAAAGCTGAGACATTCTTATCAAAAGCCATACGTCTGTCAGCACTAGATAGTTATTTATCTTCTTTTATAGATGGTATAGATAACAATTTAAAGTCAGATAATTTATTGCACGTTAGATTACTACAACACAGGACAGCCACAGGCAGGTTCAGTGGAGCAGACCCTAACATGCAGAACATGCCTAGAGGTGGTACATTTCCTGTTAAGAAAGTATTTATATCTAGGTGGGAAGGTGGCAAGATACTTGAAGCAGACTTTGCACAATTAGAGTTTAGGACTGCTGCATATTTGTCACAGGATAAAACAGCAATGAAGGAGATTGAAGATGGATTTGATGTACATAGCTACACTGCAAAAGTTATTTCGGAGAGTGGTCAGAAGACTACGAGACAGGAAGCAAAAGCCCATACCTTTGCACCCCTCTATGGAGCAACAGGATTTGGGAGAACTCCTGCTGAAGCAACATATTATAAACAGTTCACGCAGAAATACAAAGGCATTTCCCTTTGGCATTCTAAGTTGGCTGAAGAAGCTATGAGTACACGCAAGATAACAACACCATCAGGTAGAGAGTTTTCATTTCCCTTTGTAGAACGAAGGTCAAATGGTTCTGTTACATTCTTTACACAGATAAAAAACTTTCCTGTACAATCATTTGCAACTGCAGATATTGTACCTGTGGTGTTGTTGGATATTGAAAAACAATTAGATAAATTACAATCATGTATCGTAAATACTGTGCATGATAGTATTGTTATAGATGTCCACCCCAATGAGGAACAAGATGTTATTAATGTTATTAAGAATACAAATAGTAATCTTAAAGATATTATTGACAGTCAGTTTAATATTAATCTGAATGTTCCTCTAGAACTAGAAGCAAAAATAGGTAATAATTGGCTTGACACGAAAGACATAGCCTGATATAACTAGACATTCAAATTAGAAAGGAGCATATAATTATGTTAGATAATAATACAATTGATACAAATAACTTCTCTGCAATGGCACAACAAATGGGCATGAATGCAGACATGACACAAAATAAACAGACTTCGCAACTTGCGAGGTTAAAAATATCTCACTCCCCAATCATGGGTGAGATTGAAGTGAAGGGTAAAAAAACCCAAGCTGCCATAGTAAATGGTGGTGTCTATAGAATAGATGACTTAAATAATAATAATGTTTTCTATTCTGATGATGTAAAAATCAGACCTTATGTACAGAGATTTATGTACAAAAAGTTTGTAAAGCCTGAAGGTGGCAAAGGTTTTTATGTTAAAACTGTTATGTCCGATAATCTAAATGTAGATTTAAAGGATAACATGGGTGGTTTTAACTGTGGCAAACCTACAGGTTTCGTCAAAGACTATGCTTCACTACCTGATAAAACAAAAGCACTCTTAAAAAGTATTAAGAGAGTTCGTGTTTTAATCGGTACTCTATCAGCTAGTAATGTACTCAACGCTGATGGTAACGATGCAATGGAGATTGCAAATCTACCTTTCATATGGGAGATAGATAACAGAGATGCTTTCAAGGTTATGGGTGATGCTGTAGCTAAGATTGCTTCTATGAAACACCTTACTTTGCAACACGAGATAGCACTTGCAAGTGAAGAAAGAAAGCTACCAAGTGGTAACACTTATTATATTCCTGTAGCAACTGTTAATAAAGACACAATTGAGATTGTAGACCAAGACCAAGACCATTTCGCTGAGTTCATGCAGTGGATTGAAAACTACAACGTATATATCTTTAACGCTTGGAAGGATAAGGCAGGTAACACTGAGGATGCTATTAGCAAAGAGGATGAAAAGGTAGTTGATGACTTTGTAAAAGTTACTGATGAAGAGTTCAACGGACAGTTTTAATGAACTCAGTAGCTGAATTAAAGTTACATACCTACCTTGAAAAAGCAGGTAAGGGTCTTGCAGGTATGAGTGATGACACAATCGAAATGGTTGTGTCACACATTCGTGATGCACTAAAGAAACAATTCTCTCGTGAAGAGGATAATACATTTAGATTACGAATGTCTAATATCGGCAGACCCTACTGCCAACTTTGGTTTCAAAAAAACAAACCTGATAAGAAAGTAGAATCGCCTAAAAGAATACTTAACTTTATGCTAGGAGATATAGTTGAAGCTGTATTCAAAGGTGTGCTAACTGAAGCAGGTGTAGACTTCGAAGATAGTAAAGAAGTCAAATTAAAATTAGGTAAGTCAAATATAAAAGGTACATATGACCTAGTAGTAGATGGTGCAGTAGATGATATTAAATCTGCATCTACATGGTCTTACACAAATAAGTTTGTATCTTTTGATACTGTATCAGAGAGTGACCCATTCGGATATGTCGGACAACTTGCAGGTTATGCAGAAGCATCAGGTAAGAAAGTCGGTGGTTGGTGGGTTATAAATAAAAATAATGCAGATTTTAAATATATTCCTGCCACAGGTATTGACTTATCAAAAGAAATAACTAAATTAAAAGATACAGCTAAACGTCTTGCAAAGAATAAGTTTGAAAGATGTTTTGAAGCTGAAGATGAAACCTTCAGAGGTAAACTAACAGGCAATAAGATACTTGGAAAAGATTGCAGCTTTTGTGAGTTTCGTTTTGAGTGTTGGGAAACTTTAGAAGAGAAACCTGCCGTGATGTCACAGGCAAAGAACCCAAAGATAGTGGGTTATGTTTAAAAGAAAGGAGTAATTTATGACTACAACAATAGATGACTTAGCTGAAATGATTAAAGAAAAAGAGAAAGAACTCTTAGATATGAAGAGAGAGTATAGAGAACGTAGAACAGAAGGACTACGTAGTGCTATCGAACAACGTAAGGAAGCTGAAAAGCTAGTACGTGATGAGATGAAAGCACTAGGCTATGACACTACAACAACATATCGTTATTGGCTATAAATGTCAGCTTATAGTGCTAGGCAAATAGCACGTAAAAATGGGTATAGGAGTGGTTTAGAAAACTCTCTTGCAGATTACTTAACTGAATTACGTGTAAAGTTTTTATACGAAAAGGTTAAAATTGAGTGGGAAGACTTAACATATCGCACCTATACCCCTGATTTTATACTACCTAATGGTATTATAATAGAAACAAAGGGTAGGTTTACTGCAATAGATAGACGTAAACATGTGTGTATAAAAAGACAGCACCCTGAACTAGATATAAGATTTGTGTTTACAAATAGCAGGGCTAAGATACGTAAGGGTGCTAAATCTAATTATGCAGATTGGTGTATTAAACATGGTTTTAGATATTATGATAGAATCATACCTGAAGATTGGTTAAAAGAAAAAAAGAAAAAACGTACTAAGCATAAAAGTTTTATAGCTTTTAAAGGAATAAAAAGGAGAAAAATATGATTGACACAAAGATACTAAGAAAAGAAGATTTTATTATACAGCTAACTCCAATAGTAAAACCAAATACATTTGAATGGAGTGGGAGTGTAGTTATAAATATAGCTACGTCAGGTAAAAATCCTATGAATAAAAAAGATATATCTGACCTATGGCATCTATGTCGAATGATGTGTAGCGTCATACCCATAATGCATGAAGATGCTGAACTTATGTATATGTTAGATGAGTACGCATCAAACAATGATTTCTCAGAAGAAAAAGAAAAAGATAGCTTGACAATAGAAAGTAAAACAGGTAATGTAATCAAACTAAACTTTAAATCAAAAACAAAGGGGAGTGCTTAATGAATGCAACAATAAAAGAACTAATAGAATTTGAAAAGGGTGAGACTATAAAAGAAACAAAAAAGATAAAGACAAAAAAAGATATGGTTAATCATCCACCACATTACAATCAACGTGGTATAGAGTGTATTGATGCTATCGAAGCTGCAACAGGTGATGGATATGAATATTACTTACAAGGTAATATAATTAAATATCTTTGGAGATATAGATATAAGAATGGTGTTGAAGATTTAAAGAAAGCACAATGGTATTTGAGTAGGTTAATAGGTATTACAAATGCGAATACAAGTTAAAATGTTTATTAGTCTAGACATTGACCCTGATGAGTATATGATGCCATCAGACGGAGATGTCACGGAAGAGTTTCAAGATGCTATGCGTGAATATATACACGATATAGATGGAGTTAAGATTAAAAATATAAGAGTAACACAGGAGATAAAAGATGAATAATGATATAAAATTACCAACAGATTACCAAAACTTTATTGCACTATCACGCTATGCTAGATGGTTAGAAGAAGATGGAAGAAGAGAAACATGGACAGAAACTGTCAATAGATATGTGCAATACATGGTTACACATGTCTCTAAAAAACATAATCTTGATTTGTCTGTAGATTTACAAGATAAAATATTTAGTAATATAGCTAACTTAAATGTTATGCCAAGCATGAGAGCATTAATGACTGCAGGTAAAGCATTAGATAAATGTAATGTAGCAGGATATAACTGTTCGTATCTACCTGTAGATAGTCCTCGTGCTTTTGATGAGTGCATGTATATTCTTATGTGTGGAACAGGTGTAGGTTTCTCAGTTGAGAGAGATAATGTAGATAAACTTCCTATTGTTAATGAACATTTTGAAGATAGTACAACAGTAATTAAAGTTGCCGATTCTAGGTCAGGTTGGGCAAGGGCAGTACGAGAACTTATTGCGATGCTATATGTTGGTCAAGTTCCTGAGTTTGATGTTGAAGATGTCAGACCTGCAGGTGCTAGACTTAAAACATTTGGTGGGAGAGCATCAGGTCCTGAACCCCTCGTAGACTTTTATCGGTTTTGTGTCGGTATATTTAAAGGTGCAGCAGGTAGAAGATTGTATCCAATAGAATGTCACGACATAATGTGTAAGATTGGTGAGGTTGTAGTCGTTGGTGGGGTAAGACGTTCTGCCCTCATCAGTCTTTCAAATTTAGGTGATGACCAAATGAGGTATGCTAAGTCAGGTCAATGGTGGGAGAATGAAGGACAGAGAGCACTAGCTAATAATAGTGTAGCATACAAAGGTAAGATTAGTATGGAAACATTTATGCGTGAATGGCTGTCTCTTGTTGAAAGTAAGTCAGGTGAACGTGGCATATTTAATAGAGAGTCAGCTAGACAACAAGCAGGTAAGAATGAAAGAAGAGATACTAATCATGCATTTGGTTGTAACCCTTGTAGTGAAATCATACTTAGACCATATCAGTTCTGTAATCTATCTGAAGTTGTTGTAAGAGAAGATGATACAGAAGAAACTCTCCTTGAGAAGGTAGAGATTGCTACGATACTTGGTACACTTCAAGCTACACTTACAGACTTTAAATATCTACGAAAGATATGGAAAGATAATACAGAGGAAGAAAGGCTTCTTGGTGTATCACTGACAGGTATTATGGATAGTAAGTTATTAAATAGTTATAACACAATCTATTTAGAAGATGGTCAAATGGTTTTTGATGAAACATTTGTAGGTGGTATTTTAGAAAAGTTAAAGGAGAAAGCAATTGAAACAAACAAACAATATGCAAAGGCTTTGGGTATACCTCAATCAACTGCCATCACTTGTGTTAAACCAAGTGGTACTGTTTCTCAACTCGTGGATAGTGCAAGTGGCATACATACTAGATTTAGCGAGTATTACATTCGTACTGTACGTGCTGACAACAAAGACCCATTAACTGAGTTTATGAAATCTGCAGGTATTCCTAATGAACCTGATGTAATGAAGCCTGACAGCACAACAGTGTTTAGCTTTCCTATGAAAGCACCTGAAGGAGCAGAGACAGAATTAAGTTCTATAAACCAATTGAATACATGGGCTATCTTTCAAAAGTATTGGTGTGAGCATAAGCCATCTGTAACTATATCAGTCAAAGAAGATGATTGGTTAAAGGTAGGTGCATGGGTATATGAAAACTTTGAAGATATATCAGGTATAAGTTTCTTACCACATAGTGACCATACATATGCACAAGCACCTTATCAAGCTATTAATAAAGATAAGTATAAAGAACTTATGAAACAAATGCCTGAGAATATTGATTGGAGTAAACTATCTGAGTTTGAAAAAGGCATAGACACAACATCAGGTAGTAAGGAACTAGCTTGTACAGCAGGAGTGTGCGAGGTAGTTGATATTGTAGCAACGTAGAAAGGAGTATATCATGGAAAACTTAGAACCAAGTATTGATAATAGAAAAAAATTTGATATAGATTTAGAATACGGAAAGGTAAGAGAAAAACTTGTAGCTGATATGCTTCAGAATAAAAAGATTGAAGTTAAAAGTGAGAGAGATGTGTGGCAAAAGACAGGCAATATAGCAATTGAGTATGAGTGTTATGGAAAACCAAGTGGTATTAACACTACAGAATCTGATTATTGGTTTCATAATTTGTGTATTGGAGATGAAACCTTTGCTACTCTTGTCTTTGACACAAAAAGTCTAAAAAAAATTATAAATAAATTAGACTATAAACGAAGTGTTTCAGGTGGAGATAACATGGCATCTAGAATGTACCTGTTAAATCTACAGAAACTATTTTCATCAGACGTTATTAAAGCATTTAAAGAAGAGGAGAATTAAAATGAGAGAAATGTTAATTGGAGCAGCTAGAACTTATTATATGGGTATGATTAATAGGCATATAGCAAATGTAGAAGTATTGCTTACAAATCCTGTAGGTATTGGTGAAGATTCGCACCAAGATATACAGGCTGTTATCGAAGTTGAATTAGGAAAGATAGCTGACTATCACGATAAGCTAGAAGTGTTACAAAAGTTTTTTGCAAAACCACAAGAGCAACCTAAACAAGAAAAGGAGAAAGGTAAGAATGATAAATAGATATGACCACAAAGGTAATAAACTATCTAAATTTGATGCACCTTTACGTATACAATACGAGAAGGGTATACAATCGTTTAGAAAGGGCAGGATTAGAAGTCCTTATCCTCTAAACACTATGCAACATCGTGAGTGGGAAAGAGGATTTAATTTCGCTTACTTTGTAAATTTAAAAAGGGTAAAGAAATATGAATATAGAGGAAGAGGTAAAAAAGTTTATGGACAATAAAAATAAAAGTATGATAACTGCCAACGCTTACCAAGAACAAGCAAAGACAACTGCTATATTTCCCCCTGACAAAGCCCTAGAGTATTTATCTCTAGGGTTGGCAGGTGAAGCAGGTGAAGTTGCTAATAAAGTTAAAAAAATAATACGTGATAAAAAATTAAATGTAGACGTTGGTGGGGAAATAGGTGACGTACTATGGTACTGTGCTATGTTAGCTGATTATTTTGATATTAATCTAGGCAAGATTATGGAAGATAATTTAGATAAGTTACAGTCAAGAAAAACACGAGGAGTGTTAGGGGGTAGTGGAGATACTAGATAATTACTTCACACCTTTAGCAAGAGTTCTAGCTAGGGCAGAACCTAGTCTATACTCTCCTGCTTCTTCAATGGAAGTTCCACCATTATTTGCTTTGTAGTATTCATTTGCTACATCACGCTGTAATTTAGGAACTTTCAACCATTGTGCTCTATCAAAAGGAGTATATGTTTTATCTCCTTTATCTTTCTCTGCATCAACTTTAGCTAATGTTTTAGCTGTTGCTCTTAATGTTTTTAGTAAATCATTGACAGCTATTTTCTTTTTAGAGTTTCCATAGTTTGCATATCTGTCACTATTTATTAAGTTAGGTAAAAATGTATCTGTTAGTTGACCTAGATGTTTTTTAATGTAAGAGTCTGCTGTCTTATCTCCTGTGCTTGGCACAATCTTGTAATCTAATAAACCTAAACTTGTTAATTCACTTTCTACTTCAGTAGGTCTTTCTCTAAATCTCATACCAAATAAACCTAACAATGGAGATTGTTTTCTAATTGTTTCAGGTTTTGTTGGGTCTTGAAACTCAGGTAGTTGCTCTTCGAAAAATGGTATGTTTTTAGTTACAGCATTTTTAAATGCACTTAATCCTCTTTCAATTGCACCCTCACCTGTTACTTGTTTAGAGTCTCTTACGATAGATGACTCTTCATTAAACTGTGCCATCACATCTTTAAACATTCTAGCAGTTGTTACAAAACCACCTGTTATTTCTCCAAGATATTCACCTACCATCTCAGCTAATCTTTCCGATTGTACTGTAGATATATCAGGCTCTTGACCCATAATCTCAAAAAATCTATCAATAGTTGTTGACGCTGCACCTGCTCTAAACTGAGCACCTGTAAAACCTTGTATTAAAGTTCTTGCATCTGTATTACTTAGTGTGCTTTCCCTATCCTCATCAAATATAGCTGACTTATATAATATATCTGCAACAACAAGATATGGTGCAGCAGGAAAGAAAGGTCTTAAATCAAATGTTCTACCTTCGGCATCTTTAACATTAAACCATTCTGTATCTTGATTATTTGCCCTGTATTGATATGCGGCATACAAAGCTGCACTACCCACTAAACCTTGTGACATTCTTTCCGTAATGTCCATAGCTTCTCTTTGGTCTAATGTTCCTGTTAATAACTTCTTACCATTTTTAGCAGTCTTTAATACTGCATAAGCACCATTTAAAGGGCTATATTTTAATTGAAATGCCATAGCATTTGCCATAAATCTAGCAAATGGGAATGCACCTGTACCTATAAATGCTGATGGTATAGCAGTTATTGGATTAGTAGCAGGAATTGTTTCAACAAACTTTATAAAGTGATGTGCCGCACCTTTCTTAGGCATGTGTGCAAACGTACCTTTAAGTGCATCATCAACACCTTTTTTAAGTATAGATAGAGGTACATCTTTATTCTCTCTTACAACATCAGCAAGAGATGTGCCTGTTCTTCTTAGACTTTTATCTACTGATGCAGTATAAAATGCTCTTCTAAAAAAACTATCTTGTTGTAGGTTTAGATAATTAAGTTTTTTACTTACCCACCACAATCCATCTGAGTCATCTCCTACTTCTTGTAATGTTCTAAATAACGTATTGTTTAATCGTGGGTTGTTATGTAAAGTTATATCAGCTAATTCTTTACTTAAACCCTGCTCAGATAAATATGCAAGAGTTCCAAATGCATCTCTTGATGCATCTACAAGACCTCTTTTAAATCCTGATAAACTAGCGTTACCTGTTAGTGTAGCTTTTACACTTTTACCACCATAGTAAAGTGCAGCTTCCATCATATCAGCACCTGTCTGAAAAGTGACTACAGATAAACCTGTTGCAGCATTACGAACTGTGGTGGCTATTTGAGACACCATTAATGCTCTTCTATTTCTATCTAAGTTACGGAAGAATTTATTAAATCTTCCTAAACCATCCATCATTTCTTCATCTGCACCAAATAATTCATCGGCACGTTTCTTAAACTCAGGTGCTACTTCTACTATTTTCTTTTTTAATTTACCTAACTGTGAATATGCATTCATAGTTTTAGCTGCATCAGATAGCGTTAACTTTTGCATTGATGCATAGTTTTCTGTGCTCTGTAGAAACTCTGTGAATGTTTCAGCAGATATATTTTCTTTCTTTAATGCCCTAGATAAAGCATCTGAATCTATTTTATCAGGGTCATCTAAAATTCTTTGTACGAAATCTCCTACCTTATCCTTCTTTTCTAATACTTTGTCGCCAACTTTTACTAGATATTTTTTATCTGCAAAGTCTAAATTATCAGATAAGTCTAGTTGACCTGCATCTATTAACTCTTTTTGTTCTTTAACAAGGTTTGTCACTACCCTTGTCATCTGTCTTGATAGTTCTTTTCTAACCTGCATCTCAGATACAGGTGTAGGCTTTCCTTGTTTGTCGAGTGCTCTTCTACCCTCAAGTTCTATTTCAGTTTTAGATTTAACAGGACCATTAACAGGGTCAAATGTTTCTATTTCATTTGCTTTAGCTGTTTCTTTTGCCTGTATTAGTTCATCAGGTGATGCTTTCTTTTTTCTTTTAAGTAATCTAAGAGGGTTAGGTATACCCTTTTGTGCAACACCTGCTAGTCCACCACCTATTATAGCACCTGCTACACCTGCTGCACCCACTCTAAATAAATCAGTATCTTCTTTACCAAATACTTTACCTTTTTTCTCAACTTCTTGTATGCCTATATCTTCTACAGCACCTAAAGTTCCTTCTGTAACAGCACCTGCAGCCACAGCTTTAGTTGTTGGACTTGTAAGAAATTTTGTAATACCTTTTTGAGCAGTCTGTTTACCTGCTGTAGATGCAAATAATCTACCAAAACCTGCTGTAAATAAATTTATTGGGTCACTTATACCTGCTGCAACAACTTCACCTACGGCTCTCATACCTGCTCCACCTTCTTCATAAAACATGGGTGTTTGTAAGTACGCTTCGTATGCTCTACCAAAAGTTCTTCTTTGGTCATCATCAGCACTTCTAAGATAATCTATCATTGAAGCTAAATATACACTATTATTTTCAAACCTGTGTACTTCTCTTAGAAATCTATTAAGGTATTGTCTGTTTGACTCTCCTTTTCTTTGACCACCATCTTCTATACCATATCTATCTATGCCATAGTCTCTAATGTCCTGTATAAGTGATTCATTGTTAGCAAACTCATCAAGTGTAATCCGTTCATCTTCAGAAACTTCATACGGAGTAAACTCAACTTCATCATCTTCTATTGATTCAGGTTCTTTAACAGTTTTACCTACATTCATGGCATCACGCAATGAATTTTGAGATGCAGCAAAAGATTTACTTAAATTTGCATCAGAGCCTTTTGATAGTTTCATTGAGTCTGATATTGAAAAACTAGACATTTTAACTACCTTGCTTCACTAACTAGCCTTTTAGCATCCTCTAAAGTAGCATCAGGATTTCTAACTTTTAATTTTTGCAACACAAAATTTGTAATATCATCAAGACTAGATTTACCTGTATTAAAATCTGATTCAGCGTCTATAAACTCAGTATTTAACATAGATAATAATTCAGTTTCTGTTGGATACATTAATTTATACATATTTCCTGCTAATCCTGTTACTGCTATCCTAGCACCTTCATTAACAAACTGTCCGTTAGGTGCAAGTGCATCTACAAAATCTTTAGATGCTTCTCTTTTTATTTCATTAAATGTATCTTGTCCTTCTTTCTCGCCCTTCCAAATAATATCACCTGTTTCAGATATTAAAAAATCAGTTCCCATTACAAATTTACCTGCAGATTTATTTGTAACAATTTGACCTAGTAGTTTTTGCATAGAACCTAATCCTGTTAAATCAATATCACCATCTTCACCAACAAGTTCAAATGCCTGATAGTTTATATTAGCTTCATTAATTTTAGTTTTAAGAAGTGCAACTTTTTCTGGGTCTTTTTCTGCATCTATTTGTGAAAGTTCCCATTGCATACCTACAATAAAATCTTCATAGCTAGTAGGTTTTCCTGTTTCAGCAACTGTTTTAGCTGTCTGAGCTGCAAGACTTTCTAACTCTGCTTCATATTTTTTAGTTCCAAACTTACGTTTTAAATGTAAGTCAATACGTTCACTAGCTAGTCTAGCATTATTTAACAAGCCCTCAACTTGTAAATTACCTTTTTGTATTTCGCCTATTTCTAATTTTTGTCTTAATTCTTTTAGTAATAAAGGATTACTAAATTGTTTAAACTTATTATCCATCTTTAATGATTCAATTTCTATACCACCTCTAGTAAGATTTTGTTGTACTTGTAAAGCATTAATAAATGCCACAGGGTCAGCCACAGTTTGCATTGTAGCACCTGCTATTCCAAGGTCTCCCTCTACATCTACAGGTGCTTTACCACCTGCAGCTTCGGCTTGTGCTGTAAATTGTGCAGTTGTATATTCAGGGTCAATACCTTCAGGAGAGAATAGTGTCTTAGTTGCTGCAGCTACCTGCTCTCCAAGTGCTTTAGCATCAGGTGCTACCATTGGAGATTCAAAACTTGCAAATATTTTAGCCTGTTCTGCTATATCTCTACCTGTCGCATCTTCAGGTAATCCTGTAAATAAACTATTAATAGCACCCTTTCTTTCTTCTAATGTGTTAAAACCTTCAAATGATGGGTCTTTTAATTTTTCTCTTGTCGCTAAATTAGCTAAAGAACTTTTAACATTTTCTACACCTGCAACACCTGAAGATAAAGCAACTTCTATCTGTGCATTATTTAATCCCATTCGTTGTAATTCTTTTGCAGCACGAGTATATTCACGCACAGATTTTATTCTTTCTTTACGTACCTGTAATGCTTCATTAGCATATCTTTCTGCGGCAGTTTTAGTAATCTCATCAGCTTTATTCTGCAAAGCTGTTAAGTTTTCTGATGTTCTGTCTGCAAATCCTGCTATTGCTGATGACAATCTAAATCCCATTACATACTCCTTCTAGCCATTAACCCTTGAGGTTCTTCTTCTACCATTTCTTCTTGTGTATCTGCACTCGCCTGTTCAATTACATCTTCTGACTCTTTTAATTCTTTCATTGCAAGTTGTAATAGTTGTGGGTCAGGTTCTTCATCTTTGTCTTTATCACCTAAATTATATTCTACCTCAGCTATTTCAGCCATGCCTTTCATAAACTCAACAAGAATAGGATTAATTAAAATACCTACGTCAATACTATGAATACCTTGCATAGCACCACCTGTTACAATTGTTTCAGCAAGTGATGTTAAAGGTATACCTCTCTCTATTACATCTAGTAGTCTAGGTGCTATTTCAGGAGAAGATAGTTTAGGAAGATAATATTCCATTGCATCTTCAACTGTATCAAGTTGAGGTGGGTTTCTCCAAGGTCTATTTCTAGGTTCAGACGTTAGTGACTGACCCGGAATAGGTGCATCAAATGCAGGTTCTTGTCTAAATGCCATTTTTATATTTTCCCATTTCTGCTTTTATTTTACGAGTGTACTCAATAACTTTGTCTATCTCAGTTTTACTTCCATTACTTGATTTCATAGACATAGGATTAGTTCTAGATAATAAACCTTTATTTTCTACAGGCTTTTCATCTACATCCATATTCATATTCTTTTGCATATTTAATAATGCTAGTCTAGCTGGTTCGTTAAAATAACTCATTATCCAAATATTCCCCCTATTAAACTACCTGCTATTGGCTTAAAAAATAAGTCAGATACAAGACCACCAATTGATTTACCTTCACTTATTTCAGCATCTAAATTTTTTAAATCTGTTCTAACTTTAGCATCTAACTCTGCCATAGCCATTTGCAATACTCTTTCTGCATTATTTTCAGATGATGTCCAAGCCCATTCCATAACATCACCATAGTGTTGCCATAGATTATTGTAAGCTGTATTAGATAATCCTAATAATGCAGTTGCATTTAATTCATTTGCACGATTAATTGCTGTTGTATCTGCTGTAGCAATTTGTCTTCTCCATTGTGCATTTGATTGGTCAATAACTAATCTATTCTGTGCATTAAACTGCTCACGTTGATTATTTAATTCAGCATTAAATCTTTCAATTGTATTTACTTGACCTGCATTATACTGTGATTGTGCATTTGCCTGTGATGCATTAAACTGTCCTACTTGTGATTGTAATTGTGAAAAGAATTGGTCTACTTGATTTTGAGATGTAGCATTAAACTGTGCAGATGCATTGATTGCAGCTTGGTCTGTAAACATTGATTGCTGTCTAGCCTGTGCATTAAATAGTTCAGTCTGTTGTCTGTTAGTTAAGTTAGCCATATCAACCTGCATAAAGTTCTGTGCATTCATAACTGCAGCTTGTTGTCTATTACTTAAATTAGCCATGTCCATGTTTGCTAAAGCAGATGCTTCAGCTAATACAACTGCCTGTCTATTAGATAAGTTATTTAAATTAACTGTGTTTGCATTACGAGAGTTCTCCAATGCTATCTGCTGTTCAGCAGTAAAGTTCATGTTAGCTATGTCACCTATACGTGAAGCATTCTGCACTCTAGCTTGAAACTGTTGGTCAAACTCTTGCCCTATAAACTGAGCACGTTGTTGTGCAGCTAACATTGCTCTAGACTGTCTGTTACTTAAATTCTGTGCTTCAAACTGTGCTTGTGTCTGTGCATCTGCTGATGCTATAGGTAAAGCTGACTCCATTGCAGCCTGTATAAGTGCCTGTCCTGCTATGCTAGATGCACCTAAACCTCTTTGTTGCATTACAGCTTGTACACCTCTGATTGCTCCTGCAGCCCACGCAGGTGGGTTAGTTGCGTCAAAGTTAGACGTTAGCTGTGCAAGTTGTCCTTGTACAGTAGCTTGTTGAGATGGTGTAGCTGTAGCAGATTCTACTTGTTCAGTAAACTGTGCTGCTGTCTGTGCATTTGCAGAGGGAGATATAAGTTCACCTTGCTGTATCTGTCTTTGTACAGGATTCTGCATTTCAATGGCAGTTCCTTGTGCAGCATTAAGATTAGATACAGATGTACCACCTGCAGTTTGTGCTTGTGTTGTGACAGGTGGTGCTATTTGTTGTGCCTGTGCTTGTAGCTGTTCTACATTTTGTTGTGTTGTTTCAGGGTTTATTTGTGCAGCTTGAGTTGTTACAGGTGCTTGTGTTTGTGCTGTAGTAGCCAATGCTATAGGTGTTTGTATTGCACCTGTTAATTGTCCTGTAGCAGGGTCAACCATCTGCCCTAATTCCTGTATCGTACCTTGAGGTACTACTGTAGCACCTAGAGGTAACGCAGGTGCTTGTGCTTGTTTAGCCATCAAGTCTTGTATATTTTGTCCTCTTTGATATTGTGCTTGGGGAATGTATTGTTGAGGTAATGTATTTGAAGGAATAGGTTTCTTTCTAGGAATAGGTTTAGGTTCTAAAGCAGGGCGAGGTCGAGGAGTGCTTCTAACAATATCTAAGGGTGGACTAGTAGGTTGTACCCCAACTAAGTTTACCCCAGCTAAATTTGATGCTCCTTTTCCCCCTCCAAAAACCTTTCCAAGTGCTCCTGCTAATCCTGTAAACGACTGTCTAGCACTAGGGTCAATACCTAAAAATGTTTGGTTAGTTAAACCACCCTGTTGCATTTGAACAGGGTCAAATGTCTGTGTAGGTGGTGGTACAAATGCACCTACTGTATCTTCAGATTGTTTTTGAGTTTGTTTAATAGTGCCGTTCTTAGACATCTCCATAGCAGAGTCTTCTAGCTGTTTCATTCTTTCTTTTAATGAAACATTACTATCTAGATACTGTTGAAAGCCACTCATATCCCCTGTATAGCCCATTGTTTTAGCTATACGTTCTAGGGCTTGTGGCTTAAATGCCTTAAACTTTGCCATAATTATTTA